GATTATTGTCCTGACATGGGAGCTGACCACAGCATGAGCACATTAGCGCGCATTTACGACGACAAGAAAAATAGCGATACCGATATCACCACCCGTAAAACCTACCTGCTGGGCGTTGATGAGCTGTATGTAGAAACTAATTACAACATCCGTGATATCGATCAGACTCATGTCGAGGAGTTCCGCGACGCCTTTATCGCTGGTGAACACGTGCCTCCGCTGGCTGTTAAGGTCACCGAAAAGGGCATTAAGATCATCGATGGCCATCACCGCTATTACGGTGCGAAGCTGGCACAGGAAGCAGGCTACACGCTGCGCCTTGAGTGCAAAGACTTCGTGGGTAGTGAAGCTGACAGCGTGGCATTCATGGTCACCAGTAGTCAGGGTCGCGCCCTGTTGCCTCTGGAACGTGCAGCAGCCTATCAGCGCCTTGTTAACCAGGGCTTAGAGCCAGCCGAGATCGCCGCCAAGGTGAAACGTTCGATCACCGATGTTGAGCAACACTTGCAGCTGCTGACCGTTGGCGAACCTCTGATTGAGATGGTGAAATCCGGCGAAGTGGCCGCAACCACAGCAGTAGCACTGCAGCGCGAACATGGTGTTAAAGCCTCATCCATTGCTCAGGAGCAGATGCAGAAGGCGAAAGCGGCAGGGAAGAAAAAACTGACTAAGACCGATGCTATGCCGCAGTTCAGTGCTGCCCAGGCACGTAAGCTTGCAGAGCTGATTGCTAAACATTCTCAGACAGAACAGAGCGATGAAGGCGCCCGCATTACGCTGACGTTTGAAACTGACCTGCAGGCGGCTGAGCTGATGGATATTATCCTGATCGCCAAAGAGCACTACGGTGTGACTCAATCAGTAAGCAAACAACCGGCAGCAGTTAAGGCAGAGGAAGGTGATGACCTGCCATTGCTGAAGCACGAAATCCTTGAGCAAAGCGGTGTTGAAGCGTGGGCATGCGTTATTGCCGCGTTCAAAATGAAAGCTGAGTACACCTACAGCGAATCAAAGTACGCGCATACCTGGGCGGCGGACTCTGTTGAGAACCCTACCTGTGTGACCGTTCCGGCAGAGATCATTGCTAAAGCGGTACGCCTCATCAAAGAGCATCATGACGATCTCGAACTAAAGCTGTGGGTATCAGAGCACTACGATGATGCAGAGCTGGCAAAGGAACAGTTGCAGCGTTTTTCAGCGGTGCTGATTGACGTTCGCCAGGACAGGCCATGCACGGTTCAGGAGTTTATCGCGCTGGTGGAGCAGACTAACCGTGATTGCTGGACAAATATCCGCATGTTGCGTCAGGCCGTACGCGAAGTGGTCGGGCAGATGACTATACCGGGTATTGGGGAGGATGCAGCATGAGCCGCTTTATCGCAGTGATTCATGGGTGGCATGTTCATAGCAACGGATTCAACGTTCACCAGATTGATGCAGCCAACGAACAGGAGGCCGCCGAAAAGGCGGCATATCTGACGATGCAGCGACAGGGCAAATTTGACGAGTGCGCTTATGTGCTGGTTGAGGTTCAGTCTGAAGAGGCCATTAAGCAGCCTCGAAAACTATCGTGGCGTGAGCGGATCACCGGGAGGATGGGATGATTGCACATGAAACATTCGTTGGAACCATGCTCTGCGTTGCGTTTTATTTTTTCTTTGCCGGGATTGTTGCAGAGCACAGCAGCTCCAACCTTCACAAAAATATCAGCAGCCCCTTACCTTCGATCGTCAGAGGGTTAGCCTGGCCACTGGTTATGCTCAAATATGCCCTGCTGATGATTTGGGGGTGCTTGTGAAGTTAATCCTCCCATTCCCGCCAAGCGTGAACACTTACTGGCGTAACACCAGACAGGGAGTATTAATCAGCGCCTCCGGGCGCTGTTTCCGCTCCAATGCGCTCGCCACCGTTCTGGATCAACTTAAACGCCGACCACAGCCGATTACAGTGAATGTTGAGGTGAGTGTGCTGCTGTTCCCGCCAGACAAGCGCCAGCGCGATCTTGATAACTACCTCAAAGCATTATTCGACAGCCTCACGCATGCCGGTGTGTGGAGCGACGACAGTCAGATAAAGCGATTCTCGGTAGAGTGGGGCGCAACGACGAAGAAGGGCAAGGCCGAAGTAACGATCACACCTTTTGAAGTGGTGGCAGCATGAGAGCATTGCTTACGCCAGAGGTAGCACCGCGCACCGGAATTGTGTTGCTGAAGCCAGGTCCAGAACTGTTGAAGCTGTTTAAGGGCAGGGTGGTGATCAGCACACCGACAATGGATATGGCAGACCTGCCGTCAGGGCGGCTGAATGACGGCACACAGCCGTTACTTGATGAGCCCTCACTGATTCCCTTCTTCAGTCACGAACGCGTGATAAAGGCCGCTGGTGGACCGAATGCGCTGGCATCCTTCGTCCAGTCCTTCGGGTGCTGCCAGTGGGAGCAGTTGGGAGTGTGGCATCACCATGAATTCACAGTGTCAGAAATCGAAAACGGCCTGGTGTCTCTTTGCTATAGCCACGATAATGAGTTCAGGGAAAACGGCGTACCCGGTAGCCTAGAGAATATCGCCAAAGGAAACACCGCACTCTGGATAATCAGGGCTGCATGCAACCAGATGGCGCTAAACGGTGATCACCAGTTGACGCTGCCTGAACTGTGCTGGTGGGCAACCCTGAATGATGTGATTGACCTGATACCAGAGGCACCGGCCCGTCGCGTTCTGCGTATGCCGAAAGAGACTATCCAGAGCGGTGAGCTGAAAGAAGCCCGTATTGTTCCAGCGCGACCGGCGCGTGAGGTGATTCAGGATGCTGCTCAGTTGGTCAAAAAGATAATCGACCTGCGCACTGACCCGGAATCACCAGAATCATTCATGAAGCGGCCCAAGCGTAAGCGCTGGGAAAGTGAGAAATATACAAGATGGGTAAAATCGCAGACGTGCGCATGTTGCGGCGTGCAGGCTGACGATCCTCATCACATCATCGGACATGGACAGGGGGGAATGGGAACGAAGGCGCATGATTTATTTGTGATACCGCTATGCAGAGCGCATCACAATGAACTGCACCGGGATATGAGAGCGTTTGAAGCGAAATACGGCAGTCAGATAGAGCTGCTGTTCAGGTTCCTCGATCACGCGATTGCAGTCGGAGTGATTGGGACAGACAAAAAATAAAGTGTGTGGAGAAGGTGAGCATGAAAATTGAATCAGCGCTGAAGCACTTCAATCCGAAGAGCCTGCAGATTAGTGACTCATCCCGTGCTACGGGAAGTGAGGGGCTTACGGGTACAGACCTGATGGCCGCTATCGGGATGTGTCAGTCAAAGTCTCCGATGGGGATTGCAGCCGTTCTGGCTAAGTCCGGGGTCAGCGAAGGGGATAAAGATCGCGTCATAGGTCTTCTGATGGTGCATGCCCGGCGCATAACCCCAAAGCTCGTTCTGAAAGCAGCTGGCTCAAAGCTGCCTTCCTGTATCAGAGTTCTATCCAAGCTGGCATATGAAGATTATGTCCGCTCTGCATCAACTACCCACTCATGCCCCGACTGTGATGGCCGTGGCATTATGAACAGTATTGAGCATGTAATGATTCACCCTGGCTGCTCAACGCCTGATAACGATAATTACGTTCCTCCAAAATACCGATTGGAAACGCTGGAAAAGATGTGCGTGACATGTCACGGCAAGGGCGCAGTCACAGAACGGTGCCGCTGTAATGGTACAGGCCGCGTGCGTGATATCGAGATGTCCAGGCAGACTAATTCCATAGTTGAGAAGAATTGTGATCGGTGTGGTGGCAGAGGATTTGCCCGTTCGCCCGGTACAAAAGCATTCAGAGCCATCCGGGTGCTGATACCTGACCTGCAGGAGAGAACCTGGAACCGCAACTGGAAGCCTTTCTTTGATTCGCTGGTGGTTAAGCTGGAGGAGGAAGAGTCTCACGCTGACCAGACCTTCCAGAAAATCACAGGAAATGAAAGATTCCCCAGCCAAAGATAACTGTTGCTTTTGTCCGGGAATGGATTAATATCTCCTCATAGTGGGGATTTTATGAGTCTTCCGCACTAAAAAGAATTATCTGGTTCGCTGATGGCGGGTCAGTTGCATATCAAGTGGATGTCCGAAAGCCTCGCAGCCTCACCAGCTGGCGGGGCTTTTTTATTGGCTTATCCCCTGAAAGGGATGAGTAAAAGAATATCCCTTGTAGCGGATAGAAAAATTACCCCTGTTGCCGACGGGCAAGGCAGTTACCGCTATTGCGTCAGGGTTCTCATTCAAAGAGGTCGCCAAAGAGCGGCCTTTTTTCGTTTTTGCGCACGCCAATCAGTCTCCACACACACTTTTGACGCCGTGGCGTTGCGCAATTTTCTTCTGACTACCGACAGCACCTGCCAATTATCGGAGGTGAGGATGAAACGCATGCCGGACAAAGACGTTGGGTTCTGGGCAAGCCTGATTGCCTGGCTTTACGCCCACAAAAACGAAACCGGCTATGCGGGTCTTGCCGGAGTCATGGCGATTCTCAGAGCCACTTACGTTGGCAAAGACGCATGGTCACGCCGCCTGCTTGATGCAGCGATGTGCAGCGTCTTCGCCTTCTTCCTTCAGCCAAGCCTGCAGGTAATTGGTTCGGTGTTCAACTGGCACTTCAGTGAAGACATTACGCGGGTTGCTGCAGTCTTCCTTGGCTTCCTCGGTGTGGACTACGTGTCAACGAAGATACGCCGCCAGATAGATAAGCGATTGGGAGACAGTAATGCTGACAGCCAGTAGTTTTCAGCGCGCCACCGGCGTAAGTGATTCTCTGCGTGATGCCTGGTATCCACATATAGCGGCAAGCCTCTCAGCCTTCCAGATAAGCACGCCATTACGGCAGGCCCACTTTCTGGCGCAGACGGGGCATGAGTCAGCCGGGTTCCTGAAGGTTGAAGAGGGGTTGAATTACAGCGAGAACGCGCTGACCGCAATGTTTGGCAAGCGCATCACTGCCGAACAGGCCCGCGCTTATGGTCGTAATGCGATGCACCCAGCTAACCAAAAGATGATCGCCAGCATCATTTACGCAAACCGTAACGGTAATGGCGATATCAATTCAGGCGATGGTTACCGCTATCGCGGTCGGGGTCTTATTCAGATCACCGGCAAAGCGAACTATGAGGCGCTGGTTAAACAGTTGGGCGCTGATGTAGTGACTAACCCTGATTTATTGCTGGGCTATCGCTTTGCTGCGATGTCAGCAGCGGCATGGTGGAAGAATCACGGATTAAACGAGCTGGCAGACTCTGATGATGTTACCCGCATCACCAGAGTCATTAACGGTGGCACCAATGGTCTGGACGACCGGAAATCCCGCTTATCAAAATCTAAGGGGATTCTATGTTCAACGTAATCGGCTTTATCCGAAACAATTCAGGTCTGGTCATCATCGGTCTTATCTGCGTGGCGCTGTGGGGGCTGAACGCCAGTAACTCACAGCTGAAGGCAACGAACGACAGGCTTGAGAAGCTGGCAAACAGCAAAGACGAGCAAATTAACGATCTTCGCTCTAAGAACGATGGCCTGGCATCAAGCGTCACTGAGCTGGTAACAGCAGTTAAGCAGCAAAACGTTGTGATGAGTCAGGTCACAGAGCAGCGTGCCGTAACAGCCCAGCAGAACCGGAAACTACAGAATGAAATTAAGCGTTACCTTGCGGCGGACAAGTGTGCTGTTGCTCCTGTTCCCCCTGATGCTGCTGACCGGTTGCGCGACGCAGCAAAAGCCGCTGGTGGAGTACCGGACAGTAAAGCAGCCACAGTTAAACCTGCCGGCTGAACTTACCAGCCAGATTGACGTGCCAGCGCCATCACCGGATATGACTTTCGGTGACAGCGTAAGCCTCAATGCTGAGTTATATGGCGCTCTGGGCCAGTGTAATATCGATCGCGCCGCCATCCGTAAAATCGAGTCAACCAGATAGGTAATTACATGACTATCAGCCAAGAAGTTAAAGATTGGCATGAGCGATCAGAAGCACTGGCTGCAGAGATTGATGCTCATCTCAATAGCTACCCGGGGCCAGAACGCTCCCGCATCAACTCATCAGAGAACGTGGTGATTTATCTGGGTAACCGTTACACGCTTATAACCGGCTTTATTCCTCCTGAAGTTATTTCAGGCAACCTAAAGATTGGCAAAGGAAAATTATGAGCGAAGCAAAACCGCAGGACGGCAGCACCGTTAAGGGCTATCGGACACTGTCTTATGGCGAAATTGGCAAGATGAATCAGTTCAAAGAGCTGAGCCGACAATTCATTGCGTTGCTGAAACAGCACGCTATGGATTTGGATGGAGACCCAAGCCTGCGGAATACGCCTGAATGCTGGGATGCAAATGAGTGGTTGCGCGAGGCACATAAGGATATGCAGCGTGCCTGTATGGCCGCGTGCCGTGCTGTAGCACGTCCAGACTCAGATTGCTGAGATCATCACAAGGCAGATTTTAGAGTGCGCCTGATGATGAATCTCTTAAAGAAGAAATAAAATTCAGACACCCTTTGAATGAAAGCATGCAAAATGTTAGCAAACTACGTATCACTACCATTATAATCGACCCCAGCATCCGTGAAGGGGGTTTCAATGAAAGATATTGGTTTAGTAAAAAATCCTTTAACCATTATCGCGATATTTGCAGGGCTTGTGGAAGTAAGCGCGACAACAGTGTTGCCATTTATATCGGACGTGTTACAGGCAAAGTTTATTTGGTTTTTAATGTTTTTCCCGTCAATGCTTGTTTTGCTTTTCTTTATCATACTTTTTTTTAAACCAGCAGCCCTATATGCTCCAAGTGATTTTACTGATCAAGAAGCTTTCATGAGAATTCACGAGAAGCAGAAGACAACAGTATCTGATAATAATGTTACGGGCGATACTGGCAGTATAATGATATCAAGTGGAAATGTATTATGAAATTTATTGGTGGTGAAATGAGTAATACACGCGTGATACTTGACGATAATTTGTATGATGGTGTCAAGTTCACCAATTGTACGATGGTATATTCAGGTTCAGGTGGAGATATGGGGATACAAAATTGTACCCTTAACAATTGCCGCTGGGAATTCACTGGTGCAGCAGGACAAACAATTAGCTTTCTACGCGGTTTGGCTTCTGGAATGGGACCATCAGGAAAAGAATTAGTTAGAAACTTAATGAATGACATCCTGAAAGATTAAACAAGTTAAAAAGCTGCCTACGGGCGGCTTTTTTATTAAGGTGAATATGTCTGAGCCTCGCATTTATAACAGCCGCTGGGACAAAGCTAGGTTGTCATTTCTGAAGTCTCACCCTCTCTGCATCATGTGCCACCGGCAGGGCAGAGCAGTGGCAGCTGCTATTGTTGACCACATCAAGCCACACCGGCTGAAGGAAGCGATTAACGGCGGCAAACAGGACGAGATAGCGAAGGCTCAGAAACTATTCTGGGACAAGGCCAACTGGCAGCCCCTCTGCAAGCAGCATCATGACTCAACCAAGCAGCGTGAAGAGAAGCGTGGTCACGTCATTGGGTGCGATGAAAACGGTCTACCCCTCGATCCCTCATCCCATTGGCGCAAATGAGAATGCATCTCATCTGACGTCAGGCCGGATGG